GCCGGCGACTGGCTCGGCCCTACGGACGCTAGGCTCAGCGGTGGGCGGACGTGGGTGTTCCCGTCTGGTGCCAATCTATCCTTCGGCTACCTTGCCCGCTACCAGGACGTTCACCAGTACCAGAGCGCGGCGTTCCAGTACATCGCGTTTGACGAGCTAACGGCGTTCCTAGAGCCGCAGTATCTCTACCTGTTCTCACGCCTACGCCGGCCGGAGGCGCTAGACGGCGAAGATATCCCGCTGGCCCGTGTGCCGCTGAGGATGAGGGGCGCTTCCAACCCCGGCAACATCGGCCACGAATGGGTCAAGGAGCGCTTCCCGATCGAGCGCGAGCGGGCAGAGGGTGATCCCGCGTTCATCGCTGCACGGCTGGATGACAACCCATCGCTAGACCAGGCGAGCTACACGCGGAGCCTGGAGCGGCTAGACGCTGTGACCCGCGAGCAGCTACTACGCGGCGACTGGTCGGCACGGGGGAGCGGTGGGTTCTTCGAGCGTGACCAGTTCATCATCGTACCGGACGTGCCGGCGCTCGGCATCCAGTGGTGTCGGTTCTGGGACTTGGCCGCTACAGAGGTCTCGGAGGTTAGCCCCGATCCCGACTACACGGTGGGGGCGCTAGTAGGCCGGGACGCGCTAGGCGTGTGGTACATCCGAGACGTGCGGCGCGTGCGGCTAGGGCCGGGCGCGGTCAAGCGGCTCATCATCCAGACCATGCTCCTAGACGGGCTAGATACGTGGGTGCGGATGGAGCAAGAGGGCGGCGCATCGGGCAAGAGCTTGATAGCGGACTACCGCCAGACGCTAGACGAAGAGATGCCGGGTGTGAACTTCGCCGGCATCGCACCGACCGGGAGCAAACAGGCACGGGCTATGATCGTGGTCAACCGCGCCGAGGATGGGATGGTGCGGCTAGTGCGAGGCGAGTGGGTTCAGTCCTACCTTGAAGAGCTTGACGGCTTCCCACTCGTAGGCCATGATGACCAAGTGGACGCAACAAGCGGGGCGTTTCAGGCGTTGATGTCATGGCGCCCGCCAACATCCGTAACAGATACTCGCGGCGGCACGCACAAGCCACCACCGCCGAAGCAAGGCGAGCCCGGCTGGGACCCGTGGATAGGGAGGGACTAGGTGGCTGATTACGCTGAGGACTTGCGCCGAGAGATTGCGCTACTGGACCTGGACCGTATCCTCGGGCGGGACCGTCGGTTTCAGATCCAGTGGTCACCCATGGATTCGGAGCTATCCATCTCGCTACGGATCGGCACGCTGCGACTGACCCTCTGCGCCTATGGCGACGTTCCCATGTGGCCGCGCAAAGACCTATTGTTCTCCTGGTGGAGTACGCCGGAGGTTGACGGAGAGTCTGCTGTGACGCTAGGGCCGCTACTCGTGGTGGCTGAGGTTGAGCCTCTGACGTGGACCCGTCGGCTTCTTGCCGATGCAGGGAGGGACTAGACGTGACCACCGCAGAGCGACTAGCGGCGATCAAGGAGTGGGTCGAGAAGGCGACAGAGGGGCCGTTTACTGAAGAGGCCGACATGCGGTTCGCCTACGCCGCCCGCGCCGACATCCCGTGGATGCTGGAGTACATTGTGACATTAGAAGAAGCGCTCAAAAGCGAGGTCCGCGAGGACATCGCTCGATGCCTAGAACAGGTAGACAAGATGTTGAATGAGGATGACTAATGCCGCTCGATAAGGCTACCGAGGAATGGGTGAAGGCCGCCTTCACGGATACCCGCAAGACCGACTACGAAACCTACAGCAACTACTACGATGGCATCCAGGGAGTCGAGTTCACTGACCGACTCAAGGAGTTCATCACCGTACCGGAGCACGAGTTCTCCCTGAACTTCTGCGGGGTGGTCTGCGACGCGATGGCCGAGCGCCTGATCGTGTCGGGGATGGAATGCGATGACGAAGCTCTCGGCACCTGGATCTGGGACGTGTGGGAGCGTAACCGCATGGATGCCGAGAGCCGTGTGGTGCATACGCAGGCGGCGATCCTGGGCGATGCCTACGTGATCGTAGACTGGAACGCGGACGAAGGGCGCCCCACCATCAAGGCGAACTCGCCCGAGCTGATACGGCCGCGGTACAACGTCGGCACCGGCGAGATGGAGTGGGCGGCGAAGCGCTGGGACGATGGAGACATGCACTACCTCACCATGTACCACCCCGACCGTGTAGAGCGGTATGAGCGGCGTGAAGATGGGGAATGGACAGAGCGGGCAGAGGACAAGGTGATTCCCTGGACGCTTGGTGGAGATCCGGTCGGCATCCCCGTGGTCCACTTCCGTAACAAGCCCATAGGGCGGCGGTTCGGCACGTCCGAGCTAGCCAATATCATCTCGCCGCAGGACGTACTTAACAAGACGTTGGTGGACCTCATCATGGTCTGCGACAGCATGGGGTTTGGACTGCGGTATGTGATCGGCGCCCAAGAGCCCGCCGGCGGCATCCCTCTCTATCCCGGCGTGGTGTTGAATCTCCAGCCTTTCTCTGGTTCGGACGTTACCCCTAGCGCTGGTTCGTTCCCCGCTGAAGATCCTAACAAGTTGATAGCGATGATCGAAGAGGGGATTGAGGATATCGCCGGCATCACCCGCACGCCTAGCCACATCCTACGGCGTTCAGGCCAGGGGTTCCCATCCGGCGAAGCGCTCAAGACGGCCGAGCAAGGGCTGCTAAGTAAGGTCAGGGACCGCCAGACTACCTACGGCAACGCCTGGGAAGATGTGACTACGCTGGTACGGCGGGTCTCGACGCTGTATGAGAGCGCGCCGCCAGGCGCCGAGGATGCGCTGATAGAGACGCAGTGGGAAGACACCGAGACGCAGAGCGCGCTCAGGGACCTGCAGTCGGCACAGGCGCTACGAAACAAGGTCGAGGGGCTAGGCATACCGAAGGAACAGGCGTGGCGTGAGGCGGGATACTCGCAGGAGGATATCGACCGGATGAACGAAGACCTAGAGGCACAGAAGCTCCGAGACACCAACCTGGGCGGCGAGCTGCTGAAGTCATTCGGAGCGGGCGAAGGGGGGTTCTAGATGGCACGACGCATAGCTACGGGCCGTGGCGGCTGGCACGAGTTGAGCGAGGCGGAACGTGACGCGAAGGTGGGCGGGCTGCTACAGATCATCCAGAACTGGGCGCTAGACGATAGCGTGATCGACTTGGAGATCCGCATGGAGACCGGCCACGACTACGCATCGGATGACGGGCTAACCGTAAGCCTCAAGCCGAACGATACGCACACCATCCTGGTACGGATCAACGGTGGGGCGCAGGGCGAGGCGTTCCCACAGCGGGTAGTGGCGCTTGTGCCACCGGAAGAGGGCTAGCATGGAGATATTCGGACCCATCCTAATCATCTGGATAGGGCTAGCGGTAGCGTGCGGTGCTGTCGCCAACGGCAAGGGACGTTCGGCTGTAGGCTGGGGGTTCCTGGGGTTGCTAGGCGGCATCTTCGGGATACTCCCTGGCATCGTAGTGCTCATCATCATCTGCTGCCTGGGGCCGGCGCGGGACGTGCCGCATGGGTAAGGCCCCCCCCTGCTTTTCGCGCTGCCCAGCTTATGTAGAGTGGCGCTGGAAGACGCTGCCCTGGTGGCAACGGCAGAGACCGCTTGCTTGGGATGATGGCATCCTAAGACAAGGTGATTGGAAGGATCGCAACACCTGCGATTCAGATAGCGCGACTTTCAAGCGCCCGCCTGGCTGGACCATCCTCTCTTACTCTGGAGACTAGACATGGAGACCTACGGCAAACGACACGCGGAGCTTATGCGGCCTGTGGTACGGATCGTGGCTGAGAAGGCCGCGGGCTCAGGCACCGTCATCTACTCGGCAGACGGTGCGGATGGCCGTAGCACCTATATCCTGACCAACCACCACGTAGTCGATGGGCTCATTTCCATCGAGAAGCGCTGGTCTACGCTACTCAAAAGGGAACTCAAGGACGATAAGTTCGGCATTCCTCGCGTTGATTTCTTCCGTTATCAGTGGGAAGCTCGGAGCGTTGGCGCCACAAACATTGATGCCGATATCATGGCCTACGATCCTGATGAAGACTTGGCTTTGCTCAAGGTGCGGGATACGTCCTTTGACCCCCAAGTAGCGAAGATCTACCCACGCAGCGAAGAACCTAAGCTGCGCGTCACGATGCCAGTCTACAGCGTCGGCGCTGCGCTTGCGTCACCACCCATTATGACCGGCGGGTTCCTATCGCAGTTCGGCCAGGACATTGCACTGCGCGAGTTCTGGCTATCGACGGCACCTATCATCTTCGGCAATTCTGGCGGGGCTACGTTCCTGGC